TCGCCCGCGTGTCGGGTGGAATGCTGTGACCCATGATCGCCGGGGCGGTGACCGCTTGAGACCGCAACCCGCGCACCCGGCCCGAGAACCGCTTCAACCGAGTCGCCAATCACATGTGTCCACTCCTGAGACGGGCGCAGATCCTCGCCCATGCCGAATTCAAAAGCGGTGGTATATTGCGCAGGATCGTTTGCAGCGCCCGCACCTGTCGGGAACTGCCCCCGGCGTGGATCACCCTCTTGGGGATCTTGCTCGGATTGCCCCCGGAACAAGTTGCGCAGAAAGCCGCCGCTTGAGGAATTGCTTCCACCGGACGGGGCGGGCGTGGTGGACGCCCCCGATCCCTGACCAAGAATTGAGAACCCATTCGCATCGCCGCTTGCGCCGCCAGTGATGCGGTCAAAGAGGCTCTGAGCACCGGCGCGCCCTTCACGCTCAGCGCGCCCGGCTTGCCTGTGTGCCCTGCCAAGCGCGAAGCCCGTTCCAAGGTGTCCGAGACCCTCCCCGGTATATTGCGCCCGACCGAAGCGAGGCATCATAGAGGCGATGATTTCCCGGTTTCGCGCAACTTCCTGAGGGGTCGCGCCCGGCTGGATGTTAAACAAGCTCATGACAAAGCCTCCGCGTAGTTAACCGCCATGAGACCATCCCCACGCCGCGCCACTGCCTCAGGATTGCGCCGCGCCACCTCTTGAGCCATCAGGCCGATTTCAGTGCGGGGGCTACCCTTATAACGATAGGAGTAGATCCCAAGCCCGTCTTTGGTCTCTGCGATCTGCTCAATGTCTTCCTTGGCCCGCTCATCCGAAAGCGCGAAAGCAAGACCACCAAGGCCGCTCAAGAGTGAACCCGTCGCCGCTTGGCCTTGCTGCCACTGCGCTAAGCGCTGCTGATAGTTGTTGTTGATGATACCCGCGTTATCGGTTGTCGGCATGGGCGTTACATTGGCCCCGGTCGTAAAGTTGGGCTGCGAAACCTGCCCGCCACTCATCAGCGCCGAAATCTGATTGATACGCTGGTTATCTTCCGTCAGGCGTTCCTGCGCCGCTTGTCCGCGACCATTCAGAAGGAGTTGATTGTAGGCGTCATTCTCTTGCTGCCCAAGGTTGCCCATTTCCCGATCATAGGCGTCGGAACCCGCCTTGATCCCCTGGTTGGCAAGGCGGGTTCTCAGGTCTTCGTCCCGATCTGCGAACATTGGGTCAAGACGCTTGCGGCCCAGATCAAACAGGCGCGACTCTGTGGCCTCATTGTCGAGGCTGAAATTGCCGCGCAGCTGGTTGCCGAGAGTGCCGGAAAGGTCGGCCCCAAGGGTCGCAAGGTTGGTGTCAGCCCTGACCTGCTGGTCATGAATCGCTTGCTGTCCCTCGGAAAGCTGCTGCTCAACAGAAAAGCGTGGGACCGTGTATTGCTCGTTGGTGTAGGGGTCAGTCCACGAATATTCCCCGGTTTGCGAAAAGGTCCGCGTTCCGTTTGGCGTGGTTTCGTTCATGTTGGTCAGGAACGCATTCGCCATTGCAGAGCTGACGTTTGTTCCTGTCTGAGCCGCAGACGTTTGCACGGGATCAGGAGGCGCTGGCGCGCTAGATTTTTTGCCCATAATTCACCTCGTTTAGTTTCGACTTCGCCCACGCATCATCTGTCAGGGTGAAAAGGCACCCATCCCTGTTGCGGCCATAAAAGCGGCTGATCACATGTTCCACACTTCCCAAGGCGCGCCATATGCGCACCGCTGGGGCGTTTGTTTTCTCGATGCGGGCAACTACCATCTGAGAACCCGCTACATCGAAAGCGTACTTCATCGCGGCGTTGATAATTTCCCGCGTCATCCAGCCTCGGTTTTTCGCGGCTGCGGAGATTTCAATCAGCCCCGCCTCAGGTTCCCAATTGTGAAAAACTAGGCCAGCAACCAATTTCCCTTGATGTTCAATGCCCATGGCTTGGCATTCGCCAAACCCGGTTTCGTGCTTGATCCGCTTCGCAACCCAATCGGCCACGCGCCTATCCCAAAAGGGGGTCACGTCACATCAGCCCCGGTGTGATACTGAGCGTCGATTGAAACAAGCTCGACAACGGGGGTAGGTGTCACGCCAAAGGTGATTTGCAGATCTGGCGCAAGATATGTGCCTGTTTGCCCGATGGACCGCCAAGCAGCGCTATTCTTTGCCACCTTCGCGCTGTCCCAGATCGCCACCCCCCACCGGCCCGATCCCCATGTGTCCTGCTCGAAATTGGCAACCGAAGATGGTGGCGCGGATGCGGTTTCGTCAAAGTCAGACCGGAATTCAACCTGAGCAATAAACGGGGTTCCAGAGAGAAACGTTGTTTTCGCCTGCGTCACTGTCTTCGTTGCGCCATAAGCCCCCAAGGGGTCGAATTGGCCCAGAAAACGGCATGTGTAGGGGGTTCCATTGTCAGATCCACCACTATTTGCAAGGCAGATTTCCCCGTTTGCGCTGCCGAAATAGGGGTTTGTGTTGAAGAACCCCAAGCACCTGACATCCAGACCGGTCCATCGCGCCCAAGCTTGTGTTTGCATATTCACAACCCAAGAGGTTTTCTTCACATCTCCGGGCTGAGAGACAATCATATAATTTTGGTCGGGGTCTTTCACCATTTCCCAATTGCGGGACGTGAGAGAGGCCGCTTTGCTCTGCCATGCGGGCGCAATCCGGCTTGAAACTGCGTATTTAGAAAGCTCAGCTTCGTCATTTCGAACCGCTGCCGAGATAGGAATCAACCCCACCTCCGTTGCGATAAGAAGGTCACCGCCAACCTGCACGTGACCATTGGGGCCAAGGGGCTTTGGCATGGCGTAAACGCCCACTTTAGACCATGCGGAAGCGTTACCGGGGTCCGTGCCCTGATAAACCGCAACTTCCCCCTCTGAGGAGACAAATACACACTTGTCGTCAAGTCCATCGCCCGAATCTTGCGACCACGTGGCCCCAAAAAGAAGATGACCGCCCTTGCGGAAGATCCCGGCCAGGGAAAACGTGCCAGCTGCCCCACCGATACTGTCCACGGGGAGATAGTAGGCTTTCATGGTGTTCTTCTCGACAAAGAACAGGCGACTTGCGAAGGCCCAGACGTATGACAGGTTGGACGCGGTTACGCCCGTGATCGCCACTGGCGAGGAGGCGTCATTGATCGCGCTGAATGTGCTGCCGTCATAGAGCTGTGGGTCGTCGTCGCCATTGCAGAGATACAGATAGTTTCCGCCAGCTGTGCCGAATTGCGCAACTGAGTAATAGCCAGATGTTTGCCCGGTCACGCTTGCAGCCGGAGTGACCGCAGGGTCAGCGGGTGAGGTCACATCGAAAACGTCAGTATCAGTCGCGGCGAATAGCTTTTCAACCAAACCCGACCGGTAGGAAAAGATGCGCTGCACCTCATCATCAAGTGTTGCATGAAGAACAGCCCCGCCGCGCACCCTGATACCGGTTGTCGTCGGAATCCAGTTATCAAGCACCTTCGCAGAGGCGATCAGGGGAGTTGCAGCATTTTCACTCAACACAAGGCCATTCACAGGGGCCGGGAAGGGGTGGGGAGTAGCAGGCGGTGTTTGAATTGGCATTCCGCCGGGCATCTTGTGGCGTGGCGCTGCCTTTTTGCTGCGAACACGCATCAGAAACGCGCCTCGCCATCCATAGCGGCCCGGTCAGCAATGGCTGCCTCATACTCGGCCTCATAGTCCTGGAAGGGCATTCCCTTCTGTCTGCGCCAGCGCACAACAAGACCCATCGCCAGAAGTTCTTCGTCAATGTCTGCGGTTTGGTCGTCTGCGGTGTACCCGTCAGATCCAGACACCCAATTCTTGGAGAAATAGCCAACCGTCACGCTGGCAAGGTCCGCCAGATGGGGCCACAGGGTGAGAGTGTCGTCTTCCAGCAGGAAATAACGCGGGGTGCCCGCACTTGTCGCGGCGGGCCACTCTGCCCGGGTTAAGGCTCTGGCGGCAGTGGTTCCCGACATCACGGCACCGCCACGTTGAAGCCGGTCAAACTCAGCAGGAAGGTTGAAAGCAATGCTTGCGCCCGTTCCGGTAAGGACTGTGGATTTCCTCAAGGAGGTCCAATCCACGCGGCGGGCAAGCTCTCTGCCTGCGTCGTTGGCGAATTCAAGCGCCTCGATCCATTCTCGATCAGCTGAACCGACGATTTGCAGGGGTACAGATAGGCCCACATCCTTTGCAAGGGATTGGCAAACAGTAAGCAACGTCATGGCGTGACCCCCACTAGCCGGACGGTCGCGCGGGCATAGCGCTCACCTTCGTCTTGGCCCTCAGCCTCGGCATATTCAGCCAGGGCAAGCGCCGTTGTGTCGCGGGCCAGCTCAATGTTCAGCATGTGCTTCGCAGCCTTGGACGCGACCGCATAGAGGTACAATTCAGGATGCTTGGTAAGCAGCCAATTTGTATCTGTCAGGGCGTCCGCGATTGTCGGGACCTTCGCGTAATAGGAGAGGGTGTAATCTGCATCAGCCGCCGAGATTGCCCCCGCCCCTATGGAATAGAACCCGGTCTTCTGGCTGAGGCGCTTGTAGCCCTGCTGAGAAAGGTTTGCCATTTCGCGCCCTGCCCCGTCAAAGAGGCCCAAGGCTTGGGAAAAATCGCTCGGGAGCGCGACTGTCCCGCCGGACACCGTAACGCTTACTTCCGTGATCTGCTCACGGCACCGCAGGCGACGGTTAAAATCTGTCTCGGCCAAACGAACCAGCCGGGGGAACACGTCAACAATCGTTTCGGATTTGACGATTTCGACAACGGCGGTGCGCAGGTCGAGAAGATCGGCAAAAGCGGTCATACCCTGCCCTCCTTGACGCGCCACGCCGCGTTGTCGCTGTCATTGAGCCACTTGCTGATATATTGCGCGTCATCTTGACGTGACGCCTCTGCAAGCTGGTCGTGGTAGATGTTGAGAGGGATTGAGGCGATCTTGTGATAGTCGCCAGCCCATCCGGGGTCCAACATGTTTCGCATGGCCTTGTTGGCCTCGATAGTCGGATCAACTTGGTAATCGGTGCGGAAGGTTTGAGACCCGTCTGAATTCGTTCTCACCCAGACATGCCGCCCAAGCTTGATGTCACTGTCAAACAGGGTCCAATCGCCATCCCGCACAATCATTACTTCACCTTGCGGATCTGACCCGCTTCGATCAGGTCAATCGCCTCAACTGCGGGCATCTCGACAATTGCGCCCTTGCGGGTTCTGTTGCCGTCCTCATCCCAGAAATCGCGCAGCACTTCACAGGCCACATTTTGCGATTTGGCGGGGCGGCCGCGTTTTTTTGCGCCGTCTGTCATGTCGTTTCTCCAATAAAAAACCGGGGCCACAACAGCCCCGGCATGTGTTTTTTGAACGTGATCAGGTCGAAGCGGTCAGGCCGAACAGGTCAGCCGCAACACCAAGGCCTTTTTCGTTGGTCGGCTTGAGCGCACCCTCACCGATCAGCACGAACTTCTTGGCGTCACCCGTTTTGGCAACGTTCTTGTCTTCCTTGATCTTGCGGAACCAGCCGAACTGCAAATAATCCGGGTCAACAAAGAAGGCGTTACGGGCCAGACCAGCCGCGCCAGCCATGACGCGGTTCGGATGCACCATGACCTTGCCGTGCGGGCCTTCGTAAACGTCAGCGTTGGCAACAATGCTGTTGTTCTTGCCGCTGGACGCCGCATAGCGGAACGAGGCAACATTGCTGTCCGACATGAAGGTCACAAAGACCGAC